GACTGGGAAGCGTACTACGCGCCTCAGGGCCACACGGTGAAGCGCACGTCATACAACATGGTGGGCGGGGAACACTTGCTTGGTAAGACTCCGTTTCGATTCAACTATGCTCAACCTGGCTACACCTACGACCCAGACCGGGATGCGTTCATTCCTCCTAAGCCATTCGAGTCCTGGGTGTTGGATGAGGCGACGTGCCTATGGGTGGCACCTACACCGATGCCGGAAGACGGCGAAACCTATGAGTGGGATGAGGAAACAACCTCGTGGGTGGTCAGTGAGTAATGCGTTTGTACGAGCCGTGGCCCGTCCCGTACACGATAAACAGTAGATCCCCATACGGTCCGCGTAAACATCCAATAACCCGCAAAGTCAAGTTCCACCACGGTGTAGATATTGCTATGCCGGTGGGGACTCCGTTGATTGCGGGTGCGGATGGTCGGATTGCCCATAAGGGTTCGGGTGCGTCCGGCGGTTACACGCTTCTGATTGAACATGAGGGTGGTTGGCATTCGGTCTACTATCACTTGCAGAAACCCTCACATCGGAATATTGGTGAGCAGGTTCAGGCTGGGGATTTGGTGGCGAACTCTGGCAACACGGGCGCATCTACTGGCCCACATTTGCATTTCGAGTTGCGGCGTAGCCGACAGTGGGGTGACACGGTAAATCCCGTTTCACACTTCCAGGGTAAATATCGCCGTGAGAGGCCACAGGAGGCTCCTACACCGCCGAAACCACGAGTCCGGGTGCCTATGCCTGTCTATGGGATTAGCGGGCGTTTCCGCGCCGAGGATGCCCGTGCTGTTGCATCGTTTATGCGAGGCCGCCGATGAGTGACGAAAACCAAACGAACGGGGTGCGTATTACAACACGCGAACTGTATAACGAGTTACTCCGACAGGGGAAGATCCTGCAACGGTTGGCCGATTCGTTGCCGGATACGGATGAGAAAGTGGACGACCATGAGGGCCGGCTTCGCAAATTAGAAACCCGTATGGGGTGGATTTGGGGCGGACTCGGATTATTGGGTGCCCTGCTGGGTGTGTTCTCTGTCAGTCTCGGATCGTGAAACCTAGTCCTCGTTGGCGGATTCGTCGCCGTCTTGTCCTGCTCAGTGTGGTCCTTGGCACGGGGATGATTATTGCCGGAGCGATTGGACTGTTCGGTGGAAAATATACGGGTGAACTGGTGTATGGAGGCGTGAGTCTGATATCGGCTACGCTGGGTTTATATACGACGTTTGCCACGTTTGACGATAAATGGCAACAGACTGACTCGGAGGAAAACCCTGATGGATAACGAACTTTTCACGCGCTCGTTTTGGACGGCTGAACGTCGTCGCTGGTTGTATCAGGTTGCAGTGGCTGCCGTACCGTTGCTGATTGCGGTGGGTTGGCTGACGAACGATATTGCCCAATTGGTTTTGAATGTGATTGCGTCCGTGTTGGGTGTGGGTGCGGGCACGATGGCTCTCACGAACCTGACACCGGATAACGTGTTCAAACTTGCTATCGAGGTGGACGACGAAGATGAGTGAACCTATTGACGTGGTTGACGGTGTTGACGTGCCGGTAGATCCGATGGATTTGCTTCACTGCGACTCTTGCCAGTAGTATGATGGCACGCGAGTAGATTGTTCATTTCTACTTCTTTCTTGGTAGGGGAACCCTCCACCTAAACGGGTGGGGGGTTTCTCATTTCCCTAACCAGTTGCGGATGGTGCGTCGGGTCACTCCGGCACGTTTCGCCAGGTCTACTTCTGTGACACCGTTGGCGGCTTCTTCGCGGACGAATTGGATGAGTTCGCCGGTGAGTTGTTCGACTCGTTCGAGGGCGAATTGTCGGCGTTGTGCCGTGGTGTCGAGTGTGTCTGTGTGTTCGTTAATAAGCCATGTCATGCGAAACAGTGTACACGGGTATTCACAAAACCCGGAAAGGTGTGTATAGTGGGGCACACCTAACCAAGAAAGGAGACCTACAATGGGGTTTTTCAAGAATGAACTAGTCGCCGAACAGGAAGAGTTCGACACTTACCGTGCACGGGTGGAGGCTCGGAAACGCCGCGAACGGGAAATCATTGGATGGTTTCTCAGCGGATTGTTTCTCGGCGTGGCCTCGGGTATTGCCGTCGGATTGGTGGTGATCCTGTGGCTTGGATAATCATGGCTATCGGTGCCGTACTTGGACTGTGGTTCGGGTTCACCGATTATGCGTTTAACGGTGGTGACCTGCTGGCGTTACTCGTACTGTTTACGGGTTGGGCGTTGGCTCTTCGTCAGGACGTGAAGAATGGTCTCTAATGACAACGCCGCCCCAAATGCCCCATTCTTGCCCAGTGCTGATGGCGTAGTCGAGGCAGGCTTGCCGGATAGGACAGGTGTTGCAGAGTTCTTGAGCGGTGAGGGTGGCTTTACGGCGGACTTCAGGATCTGGGAGGTCTTCCGGGAAGAACACTTGTGGCAACCGTTGGCACGGTACTTCCCCGACTGTGGCGATTTTGAGCAACAGTTCGCTGTGTGGATGTCCGTGGTTGAACATAGGGTTTCAGTTTAGGAGGTGTGGCATGGAATGGAACGTAACAGTGTCCGTCCGTCGGCGGTCTGGTAAAGAGTACTGGTATTGGGAGATTCACGGTTGGGATGAACTCGGCTTTGAATATTCGGTGGCTGCGGGGCATGAGTCGAGCGCGGAGATGGCGTTGGAGGATGTGGCTGGGTATTTGCGTGGGGAGTTCCACGGCGAATGATTGGCAAAGACCGGTTTGTTGCGGCGAAGGATACGGACTATGAGGGTTGGCTTAACGCTCGCCGTTATGGTGTGACGGCTACGCAGGTGGCTACGGCTTCTACTCCGGCAGGATTTGAGAAGGCCGCGGTGGATTTTTTGACTGAACATCGTGAACCGGACAATCCGTATATGGAGTTTGGTCGCGTGTGGGAGTCACATATTGCCGACTTTGTGAATGCGGTCTATGAGGTGCGGCCTAACGAATGGTTGATCCGTGGGGATAATACGACTCATTTGGCTACTCCGGATGGGCTGTCGGATGACGGCAAGGTGATTGGTGAATATAAGACCACCGGGAAGGATTGGGGCACGGTCGAGAAGTTGCCGGTGCGGTATCGGCGGCAGGTTCAATGGCAGTTGCATGTGACGGGTGCGGAGTCGTGTGTGGTGGCGTGGCTGGTTCGGGAGGAAGTGGATGGCGTGTTTGTGCCTGCCACGTTTGAACCGAAGTGTGGGGTTGTCGGACGTGATGAGGAGATGATTGAGGGTTTGGTGGCTACGGCTGACCGGCTGTGGTCTTTTGTGAATGGAGGAATGGAATGAAATTGCAGGTGGATGAGATTACTCGTGACGTGTTGGACGAGTTGGAGGAGCAGTGGGAGCAGACCCGGTTGAAGAACCTGGTGCGTGATGAGGTGGTGTCGTTGGGTCGCCGCCTGACGGAGGCTCGTGTGCATCAGGAACGGGTTGAGGGGCAGTGCATGATTCGTGCCCGGAAACTGTTTATGTTGGGTTTTGACCGGCAGGAGATTGGCGAATTGTTTGATGTGACTAGGGCACAGGTGAACAAGTGGACGAAGGGAATGGACTAGTGCCCACGAAAAGACGGGAACAGGAACTCTCTACTGAGATTCTGAGTTTCAAGGTGACAGAGGTTGAGCGCGGGTTAATTGAGGACCGCGCTGAAAGGTTGCAGGTCAGTAGAAGTGAGGCTATTCGGTCTGCACTTTTCACTGGTTTGCAATATGAAGAAGCAATGAAGGGACTGGAGTAATGGTGCGGCCCAAGGGATCAGGGCGTTGCAAACAAATCAGTCTGCAGGTATTCCCGGAGGAATACGACATGCTGAAGCGTGTCTGTGTCGAAGCGGGTGGGATTTCTATGGCCCATTTGTTTCGCACGCTCGGACTAATGATGACCGATAAGGAAACCAGGAATGACGTACTGAGGAGATGGATTGATGCCCGGATTTAATTTGGATGATTACGAAACCGTGGAGGCACGGCACGCCCGTGCGTTGAAGGAACATCCGGATTTACGGTGTGTGATTGTGAACCATACGACATCGGGAGACCGTGAAGTGAAGACGTGGGTGGTTGAGGCTCGCGTGTATAAGGATGCGGGCGATCAGGCTGCGGATATTCCGAAGGCGACTGAGTGGGCGTTTGAGGTGGATGGTGCTGGTATGGCTAACCAAACCTCAGCGTTGGAGAATGCGTGTACGTCGGCGTTGGGGCGTGCCCTCCGGTGGGCGTTTGCCGGATCTAAAGGCCCTTCGAGGTCGGAGATGGCGAAGGTGCAACGTGGGACGGCGAGAGACTGGATGGCTGAGGCGGATACGATGGGAGATGTTAAGCAACTCCGTGTGTTGTGGGCTGAGGCGAAACAGGCTGGAGCCGATAAGGACACGTTATCGAAATTGGAGGAACGGGCGCGTGGACTCGCAGATTCTGAGGGCGGCGACCAATGAAGTATTGGAAGCGTACCTGTTTGCCCTCCGACAGCAGGATTTCTATGCGGCTGATTTTTGGCGGCCTTACGTTTTGCAACGATTGGAGTTGATGGGTGGAGACGACGAGGATTCTGCAAGAGTTGTCCGAGTTGACGGCGATGAACCGGAAGGGCGTGGAGGCTCTTTTCGAGGCTGAGGAAGAGTTGGCTCATGCTGAGGCTGAGTTGGATACGGTTGAGGCGAAAGCGTTTTTGGATGCTGAGGGGTCGGTGGCTGAACGGCAGGCTCGGGCTAAATTGTCCGCGTCTGAGGTGCGGTTGGCTCGTGATGTGGCGCGTGCTTCTGTGACGCGGATTAAGACTAAGTTGCGGGTGATTGAGTCGGAGATTGTGGCTCAGTCTACGATGGCGAAACTGTTGGCTGCGGAGGCACGGTTGTGATGTGTGAGAACTGTGGCATTTTCGAGGCTATGCCGGGGTTGCCGTTTTGTGACACGTGTGGTGATTTGTATGCGGTGCCGACATGAACCGTGACCAGATTGAACGGGCTGAAGCGGTAGCGAAACGCGCTGAACGGTATCGGGCAAACGTGGCACGGGCGAGGCGTGTGCAGGGTTTGGCGGAGGCGGATCGTTGGAGACGGCCTGCCTCGCTTGCCGGTGGGATGCCTCACCGGGCTAAGTCTGTGTTTGAGTTTACGGATGAGCAGATGATGATTGCGATTGCTTCTCTGGAAAGACAAGACCGCGCCGTAGACTAAGAGTATGTCTGGGAGTGCGTCACGTCGTAAAGGGAACCGTGCCGAGGTTGAAGTGGTACGTGTCCTTCGTGAGCATGGTTGGGATGCTGAAACGTCTCGTGCGTCCCGTGGCGGATATCAGTCTGGCGAGGATATTATTACGGATTTTCCCGCGTCTATCGAGGTGAAGAATCAGACCCGGTTGGATTTGGCCGGCTGGTGGTCTCAAGCCGAAGCGCAGGCGACTCAAAAACCCCCGGTTGTGGTTCATAAACGTGTCGGTAAGGGGCAGGCTGAGGATTGGTGGGTGACGATGGATTTGCGGACACTATTGAGGTTGATTAATGAGTGTCGGTAAACAGTCCAAACTGAACCTCGATAAGAAACGTCGGATTGTGTTTGTCCGGGATAATCAATCGTGTGTTGCGAAGGGCGTGTTCGGGTTTTGTGGTGGTGATTTAACTCTGCAGCATCGTGCCGGTCGGGGTATGGGTGGCAGTGCCCGAATGGACGGCTTCGAGAACCTCGTGACGATGTGCCAGATTCATAACGAGTTGGATACG